TCGTACTTTGCTCGCCATGAGGTTGACAAGAAGGGCAAAGACTGGGCAAACCAGTCCAACCCATCTGCCGGCTACATTGCGTGGCTTGGCTGGGGTGGAGACGCCGGACGTTCTTGGGTTAATGGGATTATAAAGAAACTTGACACCAAAGAATCTCAGGAGAACTCAACTATGGCTTCAACCAAGGCCGCTGTAATCAAGGGCATTTTTCTAAAGCCTGGCGTTTCCAAGAACCGCCGACTTTACACAAAGGGCAACATTGCTAAGGCCGTTCAGCGCATGAACGAGCACTTGGCTAAGGGTGACGGAATGCCACTAAACATGGCTACAAGTCACGCTGCCGCCTTCAAGGACGATGCTACATCAACCGTAGGTCGCATTACCGCCGTTAGTCTTTTGCCCGATGGCTCCGCCTCGTTTGAAGCAGAGATTGCCAATACCGCTCATGGTCGCGACGTTGCCAACCTTGCCGCTGGTAAGTTTATCAAGGGTGTTTCTATTCGTGGTCAGTGGATGGGTGAGCCTCGCGCTACCGTTCACAGTGATGGCGAAGAAGCAACTACCGCCGACGACCTTGAAATTCACGGCATTGACTTTACCAACAGCCCTGGTGTTGAAGGTGCGGAAATTCAGTACGCAAACCTTTCCGAATCGTATAACCGTCTTGCAATTTTTGAGTCTGTAGAAGACGTCGAAATTGTTGAGAAGTTTGAGCCGGTAGTAGACACTGAAGAGATTATCCGCAACGCTGTTGAGTCCGCTCTTGAAGAACTGGCCGAGGCCAAGGACCCTAAGAAGCCATACGGTGACGTTACTTACGCCGACCCTGGTTATCAAAAGGACAAGAAGAAGCGTTACCCAATTAACGGTGCTGGACATGTTCGTGCCGCTTGGTCTTACATCAATCAGCCTGACAACGCAAACCTTTACACCGCGGCTCAACTTGCTCGAATTAAGTCTCGAATTAAATCTGCCGCTAAGAAGTTTGGCGTAAACATTGTTAGCGAACACGCAAACCTTGTTGCCGACTTTCAGGAAATCCTTGAGGCGTATGCTTCAATTGCTCTTGTCAACGACGACGACAGCATCAGCATCACCGGGTACGCAACAGACCCTCACCAGTTGAAGGTTGTTGCCAACCGAATCGCGTTTGGCGCTATTGCCGCTATGCACGCAATTGACCCCGACGATGACGGTGACATTTACCTTTCTAAGCCTGACTGGTCACAGGTTGATGCCACCGGCGACGCTAGCGGCATGGGACCAGAGGATGATGACATGATGACAACTGCATCTGGAGCCAGCGGTGCTGGTGCCGATGACAATAACATGGAATGCGCAGCCTGCGGCACTGAATGTGCCGAAGATGCAATTTTCTGCCACAAGTGCGGCACAATCGTACCTGCAAGTCCTGTGGACTTTGATGGTTGCGATGGCTGTGGAATGTCTATTCCGCAAGACGCCATGTACTGCTCAACCTGTGGCAAACCTGTATCACAGGCAGAGTCGAGCGACGATGCCCTTAACCAAACAGAGGAGGAAGTCATTATGACTGACGACCAGACTACTGCTGAGGCCCCGGCTGAGGAAATTGCGCTCGAATCGACCGCTACCCGAACGCTGACCGACGCAGACCTTAAGGCAATGGCGGCTATTTTTGCCACAATACTTAAGCCAGTTGAATCAACACCCGAAGAAGTAGCCGCTGAGGTTGCCCCCGAGGAAGAGGCCGCAGAGGCCCCCGCCGAGGAAGAGGCCGAAGTTGCTGCTGAAGAATCCATCGAATCACAGGAGAACACCGTGAGCGAAAATCTTTTCACCGCTGAACAAGTTCAGGCAATGATTGCGGAGGCCGCCAAGTCGGCTGCTGAAGCCGCTGTTGCTGAAACAAAGAAGAGCGCCGTTGAGGCATACCGTAACGGTGGGGCAACCTTCCGTAAGGGCTATGTCAGCGGCAGTTCAACCGGAAACGACGCCTCTGACCTGTCAGAGTCGGAGGAACTGGACCCTCGTAAGTTGTCAGAAATGACTTCTTCGGCGTTCCGCAAGGTCCAGGCAGAGACATGGGGCTCGACTCCATTCTTTGCGCACAAGTTTGCACAAGCCGACCGCGGCTTCTAAGCAAAGTATTACCAACCCCCTATCCAAAATATTTAAGGAGAATTAGCCATGGCTAACGATTTGGAAGAGGCCCTTACTGCCGCGGGTGCTGCTGCACTCGTACAGAAGCAGATTGACCCAGTTTTGCTTGAGTACCAGCGCCGTTATGCGCCACTGGTTCGCTCGCTGCCTACGGTCAAGTGGGGCTCCACTGTTTACTACTTCAACAAGCGCACTAACCTGCCTACCGGTGGATTCGTTTCCGACGGTGGCGCTCGTAGCGTTACTGTTTCTAACTACGCCCAGGAGAACTTTCAGATTCGTCTGCTCCAGAGCGTTGGTGCTGTTACAGGTTACTCGCAGGCTGTTACCGCAGACCTGATTGGCGACCTCCGCGCCCGTGAAATCGAGGGTGCTGCCCGCGGTCTTTACTGGGACATGGAAACGGCTATCATTTGGGGTGCCGAGGCTCCCACAACTGCTGGTCCGTACCCTCAGTTCGACGGTCTTGACGTCATCTGTGCTTCGTTCACATCTGCTTCGACCGGTGGCCCTTCGCAGGGTATTGGTGGCGGTACAATCGACAACTACGGTGGTGCCTCTGGCTCGACTGGTTGGGCTGGCGCTTCGTACAACCCATGGACTGACGGTGTTGACCAAAACGCCATCAACATGGCTGGTGGGAACCTTGCTCTTGGTTCGCTTGACCTTCTCATCGACCTCGTGGAAAGCAACGTTGCCGAGCCCGTGGAGAACTCCGAATGGATGTTCCTCATGTCGCCCGCTGCCAACAGCCGCCTTTCGCAGTTGCTTGTCAACCAGCAGCGTTTCGTTGACCAGGTTGAGATTGCTTCGGGTCTGATTGTTCCCACCTACCGTGGCGTTCCCATTGTCAAGTCTTCGTTCTTGGCTCCTCGTACCAACAAGATGGGCGCAGTCACAACGACTATTTCCGGAATCACTGGTACTTTGAACGGTACCTACGGTTACGTTGTGGCTCCCGTCATTGCTCGTTTTGGTGAAATCCAGGGCTCGACTGCTGCTTCTGCCGCTCCTTCGACCGGTGGTGTTAAGTTGTCTTTCTCGACCCCCACGGGTCCTGAAGGTTCGCAGCCTACGCACTACAAGGTTTACCGCACCGCCGCTGGTGGCTCGCAGAGCGTGAACACCAACTTTACCCTTATCGGTATGGTTGACGCGTTCTACACCGACAGCACTGGTAACATTTGGCCTACAACCGTCATCACCGACACAGGCTCTGCCCTTGTCCCCAACGACGGTACGCACGCTATTGGCACCGCTCCCACCTCGTACTACTACGCCAACCCGGGTCTTAACCCGCTGACGTCTAACGGCGAGCAGAGCATCTACCTCATGTCACGTGACCCGAACTACATTGTTCGTCCTCACGTTCGTGAGATGCAGCCTGTCAACGTGTTCCCGACCACTGCTTCGCCCGACAGCCTGCCGTTCGCCTTTGTTGCGGACACCACGCTCGCCGTTCGTGCTCCAAAGTACATTGGTCGCTTGGCCAACGTTCGTGCCGCTCTCGACAGCACTTCTGGTAACGGTTACACGCCGACCAACACGTCGTACACGCCTAACTTCATCGTTGACTAATCTAGTCAATTGGTTGCTTAGGTTTAAGTAGCACACATTTTCAACATGGCGGGCGGGGCCCCTCGTTCCTCCCCCGCCCGCCATGTTGGATTTATCGAAAGGTTTTGAAATGGTTTTGTTAGCAAAGAAAGAACTAGGCGGCGCTGCCGGCTACGTTTGGGACAAAGTTGGTGACGAGGGTGCTTTAGAAATTCACCCACGACTTGCTCAAGAACTCCTCTCAATTCCCGGAGAACTTTTTTACGTTGTCGAAAAGGCAGTAAATAAAGTTGAAGAAGTATTTACGGAAGTGGTCGAAAAGGCCCCCGTTAAGAAGACGGCACCCAAGGCACCTGTCGTTGAAGAAAAGGTCGGAGACGACCTCTCAGACGCCTTACAAACAGCATCATCAACCAAGCGACGCACGAAGGAATAGGTCATCATGGCAAATAACGGGTCACAATATTCGGACCCCGTTGCTCTTGCCACGGTAGCCGATTTCTCAAAGCGTTACCCAGAGTTGGTGGTTGATTTAGACCCAACGACTATTGCAGATATTCTTGTTGAAGCCACGGCTCACCTTGAAGATATTACTGGTCGTCGTCTGGCTCCATTTACGGGCCACATTTATCAAGACCGTCTCTTTGGAATCGACCCCGTAGAGTACGGCAATAACGCAGACATGCCTATGGACATTTATGGTTCATTGGGTATGTCACAGGCTATTGCCCTTGGTGCTTCAACACTTGTTCGCCACTTTTGGCTTGACCAGTGCGCACCGGCATACCCTGAACTATGGACATACAACATTCAGTCCATGAAGATTTTTCGCACATACGGTGACTACCAGCCCATTGACTTTCTTCACGGCGGCGTTCGCGGCCCTGACGTTACTGACGGGCACGTATGGATTCGCTTGGGAACTTTTGCTCCCGAGGGAAGCCGTATTGAAGTCATCTATGACGGCGGCTACACAAACGGCATTCCGGCATCACTTCGACGCGCCTGCCTTTTCCAAGCCGCCAAATTCATCATGCTCGAGTTTGAACCACAGACTCGTCGAGAGATGAACCTTGATGAAATTGAAAAGCAAATTGACAAGTTGATTGGCCCCTGGGTCCGCGGCTAATGACTGTTGGCGCAAGAGCAAATGGTCAAAAGGGCGCATTTGGCGGCTCAGCCCCAAAGAAACTTCAGTACGGAAACGCAAACGCATCTAAAGTTGCTGAAACGGCTTTTCGTGAAGTTGCTGCTCGTTTAGAACTTATCAAGATTCACCTTGAAGACCCAGAGCCCGCATTTAACGCAATGGCGGCTGAGTTCGGTTTGATGGAAGCAGACCGCTTTCTTCACGATGGTTATTCCAGCACATTTGGTGGAAAAGTTTGGCAGCCAACTGACAAGAAAACTATTGCTAAAAGAAAATCTGAGGGTGGAAACCCTCAAGACCA